AAGAGTTTTAAAAATTCCTTACAAAGGCGACTTAAATGATACAATTCTTGACTATTTAGGGGGTCTTAGAAGCACATGTGCTTACATTAATGCCCCAACAATTAAACAAATGTCAAAATGTACAACTTTTATGCGTGTTTCACAACAAGTAAACTCATTTTTTTGTTAAGGATATAATATATAGATAATTATATGGACGAAAAAATATTTATCTTTTTTGTATTTCTAATATTTATTTATTTTATCTATCAAGAATATGGTTTCCAAAAAAGTATTTTCTTTGGATACAAAGAAGGATTTACTCCTCAGGATGTTGAAAATATAATTCAACCGCCTGGTTCCAATCCAATTGGAACAATGGATCCAGAATATTGGAGAGAAACGCAACTTAAAGTTGTAAGTAATGGTTACACTGAAAAACAAATCAACAATTTAAAACCATCTAATCCATCTCCTTTAATTCAGAAAAATGGAAATTATCAAGATATGTTAGGAGATTATCCAACCGCTGAAAATGGAAATTATATACTACCAACTACAGAATTTGGTCATCCAAATGACTATAAATTTACGGTAGACTATCCTTGTAGAAAAACAGCTACTGGTATGTTTACTGATTGTGGTGTATATTCAGCTAATTTAGCTTGGTCTGCGAATCCATATAAAGGTCTTCAATGTAAATTGCATAATACAAAAACCCCAAAGTTAAACGCTAATTATAAGGAAAATGCTGAAACGAAATATAAACATGGTGATTTAAAAAGAGGTATTTCTAGCACAGGAAATAGTATGTTAAGATAAACATATAATTAATCAAATAATTTTAATTGTTTAATTATATTTAACGAGCATACATTAATCCACAATTTCCACCAACAAATGTTAATATATTATATCTTTCCTCGTGAATGGTAAGATCATAATTATAATCATAAATCATCCAATTGGATTTATTAACACCAATAATTCCTCCTCCTGATGGGTCACATATTGTGTAAAACTGTGCTGACGGATCTAATGGAGGTTGATATGTTGTAAATTCTAATTGAATATCTTTAAATCTACTCATATTAATTGCTCCAGATGGTTGAAAGTCAAATGGATCATTGGTCAAAGCAAAACTATAAGAGTATAAACCATTCCTTGATACTCCTGAATCAGCTCTATATTTTTCTACATATTGATAAACACCAGCATCCATAACATTTTCTCTATATTTTCCATCTAATAAAATACCTAAATTTAATAAAATATCTTTTTGATTAGTAGGTGTATAATCACCTGATATATAAATACCGGTTGGGTCACCATCTAAAGGGTCATGACCTGGTCCAATACCAGCACTAGCAGTTGGACCACATGTAGGAAGACTCCAATTACCACTAGCATCGGCCAATACCGCTTGTTGTGGTAAAGTACTATTATATGCCCAATTTGAATAATTTGACCATTCATTTCTTAAGTTAACATCATTTCTATTAAAAGTCCAAGTCCACGAAGCAACCATACCCATAGTATTATCCAATTTGACTTTATGAGTTCCAGTAACATTATAATAATTCCATTGATAAATGGATTTAAATAAATACCTTTGTTCTCTAGCAGCAAAAAGTTTAGATTCCTCTTCAGATAAAAAGGCATATGTTGATAATAAATGAACATCCGCATTCCAGTCAGTTCGTCTATCTACATAAGAAGCACCTGGTCCTGATAATCCATTTAATGATATATCCGGAGGTGGTTGTAAAAAACGATAAAATCCTTGTAAAGAATTATTCAAATTTGCCTTAATGTAAGGAAACATATTTGTCTGATCAGTAATATCACGAATAACATACAATTCATTCACGGGACGAATACGAACATTTATTTCCAATTCATTGTATTGTAACGATACTAATGGAAAAGCCATTTTAGCTGCTAATGTAAACCAGGTATTTAAAGGGACATAGATTTTTCTTCCTCTAATAGATGGTTCAGGTCCTACTGGATTATCAGTATAGTAAGCATTTGGATACGCATTAACTTTTCCATTTGTATTTCCTGGATCATATAACTCTTTGGTATGACCAGTCATTTCTTCATATAAATCTCGTTTACTTAAAGTAAAATCTCTTTCGATCAGTGCTTGTAAATACTGTCCAGTATATCTATTTAATATTTGACCACCAACAGAAATTTCTATTTCCTCAATCATTAATGTTCCCACATTTTCAATCCACTTAAATTCATACGGTGCCCACATATCAGAACATACTTGTGGGGGATATATTGGGCTCCAAATTGTAGGTAATGTTACTACTAAATATGTATCCATTAATAGTTCAGCATACCGTTTCATTCTAAAAGTAAAATTTGACGATTCTGTCATCCTAAGATTTCTTAGACCATCAAAATCAGTTCGAAACTTTTGTAAACCAAAATTAGTATATTTTTTATATGTTGTTTTGAAAAATGTTTTTGAAGGATTTCCATTTAAATATACATTTTGATTTCCATAAGATACTATGTTTAATAGACCTCCTGCCATATATATATACTTATCTACAATATTATTTAACTTCATTTTAATGAATAATTATATTTAGTGAAAAAACGACCAATAAATTTAATAGTAGAATTTTTTCATAGTCTAATATAAGTATGAAAGAAAAACCTAGTCAACTTATTTCAAAATGGTTGAAGACAGGAGATAAAACTGTCGCAATTAGATATATGTCCTATTTTATAATAGCTCTTTTAATATTTGGATTTTGTGGTTATGCTGTTACTAAGATGAGATTAAATGATGCTAATTGTAATAATCTCTCAAAAATATATACAGGTTTCCCAAAATTATCATCTTTTAATCCTGATAACGCTGCCTATAAATATTTACTACGAGACTACTACATTAAAACAGCATACAATTGTTGTTGTGGAGGTCAATTTAAAAACGATTGGGTCAATGTTTGTGCTTTGAAAACTTGTATTGCTCAAGGTGCGCGTGTATTAGATTTCGAAATTTATTCCGTTAATGACAAACCTGTAGTTGCTACATCTTCTGTAACAAATTTTCACACAAAAGAAATGTATAATCAAATTCCATTTGAAGATGCTATGAATATTGTAAATTCTTATGCCTTTAGTGGTGGTTCCACACCATGTCCAAACGATCCATTAATATTACATTTTAGAATATCTAGTAACAATAAAAAAATATATGACAAGATGGCGGATACTATTTATTCCACAATTGAATCTAAATTATTAGGAAAGGAATATAGTTATGAATATACTGGCCATAATTTAGGAGCAGTTCCTCTAAAAGAGTTTTCTCAAAAAGTTATTATTTCAGTTGATAGATCTAATCCACTTTTTGAAGAAACTCCCCTCAAAGAGTATGTTAATATTGCTTCTAATTCTATTTTTCTAAGAGCAGCCAGAGACTATGATATTAAATTTACTCCTGATTCATCAGAACTCATTGAATACAATAAAAAAAATATGACTTTATCTATGCCTGATTTAAGTGCTTATGATACTAATCCATCCGCTGCGTTAAATTTTGGTTACGGATGTCAATGGGTTGGTATGTGTTTTCAGAATTTTGATGCTAATATGGAATTCTATAGTCTATTTTTTGACAAAGTAGGTCATTCATTTGCTCTTAAACCTGAACACCTTCGTTATGTTCCAGTTACTGTTCCTATTCCTCCTCCTCAAGACCCTGCTAATTCATTTACTACAAGAACTACTGCTACTGATTATTATTCGTTCAGTGTCTAATTTATATAATACTTTTTCTATATTTATTATATAAATGTCTTCCTGTAAACCAAAATTATCCTTAGAAGAAAAAGAATTAGACATATTACGAGATGCTGTAGACATAGCAGAAAAAAGAAAGGGTAAACAAACTGTAAGCGACCCAGATGTCAAAAAAATCATTGGAATTTTAGAAGATTTTCTTAAAAAGAAAAAATTAATATGTTATGGTGGAACAGCTATTAATAATATATTACCATTAGAAGACCAATTCTATGATAAAAATATTGAAATTCCTGATTATGATTTTTATTCACCAAATGCTTTAGACGATGCTAAAGAATTAGCCGATATCTACTACAATAATGGATTTCAAGAAGTAGAGGCTAAAGCAGGTGTCCATTATGGAACATATAAAGTATTTGTCAATTTTATTCCTGTTGCTGACATTACTTATTTAGAAAAACCCCTTTTTAAAAGAATACAAAGAGACGCAATCAGAGTATATGGTATTTTATATTGTCCTGCTAATTTTCTTCGTATGAATATGTATTTAGAATTATCTAGACCTGCTGGTGATATCAGTCGCTGGGAAAAGGTTTTAAAAAGATTAATATTATTGAATAAAAATTACCCTTTACGAGGTAAACATTGTGACCCAAAACTATTTCAAAGAGAATTTGAACGAATAGATAGTGATAAACAAGCACAATTATACTACAGTGTTCGTGATGCGTTTATCGACCAAGGTTTAGTATTTTTTGGAGGATATGCTAGTTTTCTTTATTCCTCTTATATGCCTGCCAAGCAAAGAAAAATGTTTCAAAAAACTCCCGATTTTGATGTGTTAGCTGAAGAACCTGAACAAGCTGCTGTTATATTAAAGGAGAGATTAGAGGATTTTGATTATAAAGATGTCAAAATAGTAAAACATGAAGGTATTGGTGAGTTGATTGCTCCTCATTATTCTGTTCGTGTTAAAATTAATAATATAGAAGAAACAGTTGCTTTTATTTACAAACCATTAGCTTGTCATAGTTATAATGTTATTAAAAAAGGTAACAAATCTATTAGAGTTGCTACTATCGATACTATGTTAAGTTTCTATTTTGCTTTCTATTATAGTGATCGCGAATATTATGACGAAAATCGTATTCTATGTATGGCTCAATATTTATTCAATGTTCAACAAAAAAATAGACTCGAACAAAAAGGATTACTCAAAAGATTTAGTATTAATTGTTATGGAAAACAAGATACATTAGAAGAAATGAGAAATACAAAGGCGTTAAAATATAAAGAATTAAAGGGAAAAAGAAATTCAAAAGAATATGAATCTTGGTTTTTGCGTTATATCCCATTTGAAGAAAATTTAGATAAGGAAGAAAAAAAACTTGAAAAACAAGTTAAGAAACTCACAAAACACAAAACTACAAAACATAAGAAAAAGAAGACTACTAAAAAGAAGAAGACTAGAAAAAATATTATTGAATTTTTTGATATTATTTAATTTTCTTCAAATAAATATATGAACAATAAAATTATTTTTCTTATATTTTTATTTATAATCGTAATCTCTATTTTTTTATATTATGATACCAATAAGGAAGGTTTCGAATCCTATACTAATTGTATTGAACAGGGATATCCGATGGATTTCTGTATTAAAACACCAATACAATCACAAGTAGACAATGGCTATTGTAGTTGCGCCGATGGATATTTTGGTTCATGGCATATGGATGATGGTAAATGTTATTGTTATTTATTTAATGGATTATTACCCCATAAAATAACAAGACCTTTTCAATCCAAACCATTTGATGGTTATAAATTATTAGAAAATTAGTTTTTATCGAAATATTTAAACAGTTAGATATAAAATTATATCTCTCCATATATTTTTAAATACAGAAA